TCTTCGATTGTTTGTTTTGCCTTTGTGTTTGCCGTATTTCGGTAAGCCTTGGCTTTGGTAATTTCAGCATCGATACCTGCCTGCTGAATTCTCAGTTTCTCAGTCCAAAAGCCAAGGCTGTCGAGGAAGCTGAAAAGAATCCTGGTGAGTTGGCCGGATTCCTGGGTGGCGTAGGGTTCAATCAGGAGAAACCAGAATGGCTGTCGGCGGCAATGACGACGTAAATGTAAAGTTCGGGGCCTCTACGGAGGAACTGGACAGCGCATTTGCCGGTACTGTAAACAAGATCAAGCACGGAGCAAAGGACATTGCAGAGTCCTTTAACCCGGCAACTGCCGCAGCGGTTGCACTTGGCACTGCGTTCGAACGAGTTGGCGAGAAGATTGCCGAGGTCATTGGAGGCGCTTTCCGCCAAGCTATCCACGCCTATGCTGAACTCGGTGAGTCCATCGAGCATGCGCAGCACCGCATAGGCAACTCCACTGAAGAGCTCTCCAGGCTCAAGGTTGGTCTTGATGCGGCAGGGCTCAGCCTGGGTACCTTTGAAGGCATAGCCCGTCGCTTGCCGATGATCCTGCAACAGCACAAGGAGCAGTTCGCCGCTGCGGGTATTGCCTATCACGATGCAGAGGGCAATCTGCTGCCAGTGCAGGACGTCATTCTGAACATCAATAATCACTTGCTGAAGTTCGATGCCGGCGCAGCGCGCTCCACAGAAGCATTCAAGCTGATGGGCCGTGCAGCGCAGCAGATGGCTGACATTATTGAGCTAACGCCAGAGCGTATGGCAGAAGCGGCTAAGGTCGCAGAAGACTTCGGTCTTGTACTCTCTGACAAAGACACCGAAGCCACTAATGAGTTCACCCGCGAAACTGGGTTGCTCCATTCGGCATTGCACGGCTTCTACATCACTGTTGGCAAAGAGCTCACGCCGATGCTGACAGAGCTCGCCATCTGGATTCGGGACGCGCTTGTCCCTGTGTTCCAGGTTTTCAGGACAGTGGTCGAGGAGACTGCCGCCACCGTCTCTACGGCCTGGGCACTGATCGGTGACATATTTGGTACAGTAGGCGATGCCATTGTCGCAGTGTTCGGTGCCGGCAGTGAAGGCATGACAGGCATGAAGCTCTTCGAAGCTCTGTGTCAGGTCGTGGCGCTTGCTGTAGGCGAGATGTCATTCCTGGCGCAGACCTCGCTTGAGGGTTTTCGAGGTTCCTTGCAGATTCTAGTCATAACGCTCAAAGGGTTTGGCGCAGTTGCCAAAGAGGCGATTCAGAATCCGTTCGGGGGTAACATCAGAGCTACTTGGGAGAAAGCTACCAGTGAGATAGAGGCCGTTGTTGCAGCATCGGCTGCGCGCATTGCCAAGCTTGACACTGACTGGCAGCAAAAGGCCAGCAACATTATGCGCGGCGGACGCGCCAAGGCGCCAGAAGCCAGTACAAAGAATCCGCCAGACCCGCATGCTAAAGACAGGTCTGAAGGCGACTTTGCAATGATTGAAGCCGCCGCCGCCCGCAAGCTGGCCATGGAGAAAGAGCGGCTGAAGGAAGAGACTGAGCTTAACACTTACCGGCATCAAAAAGATTTGGAGTCCGAGCAGGCTTTCTGGACTGAGAAACTGAGAATTCAGCAGGCAGGTATCGATGCTGAGATTACCAAAGCCAAGGCTGACCGAAATACGGCAGACACGAAGGCAAGACAAGCATTCGATGATCCTGAGAAGCGCAAGACCGCGCAAGCAGAGTCCTATAAGCTCACCACTCAGATCAAGGTTCTGGAGGCTCAACGCGCTGCTGCCGAAGTACAGAATCAGCATGAGATGCAGCAGGCCATGGAGCAGCGCAACGCGGCCATGGACATGACAAAGGCATCGCTCGTCAAGCAGTCTGCAGATGCCGAGGTCAGTATTGAGCAAGACAAAATCAAACAATTGACGTCACTACGGCTCATTGACGACGACACGGCTTTGTCGATGCAGCAGAAGACCGAGGAGCGCAGCTACCAGATTACGAAAGAGTTCCTCGAAGCAAAACTCCGTATTGAGCTGACTACGAGCTCGAATATTGTACAGACTAAGGCCAATGCTCAGCTTGCTCAGGAGAAGGCGTACCAGAACCACCAGGCGCGTCTCACGACTCTGTCACAAGCGGCTGAGCTGAAACGTGCGCAGTACTCTTTGCAGACTCAGAAGTCGGTAGAGAGCTCCTTCGCTACGATGATCTTTGACCTGACAGACGGGGTGAAGCGGCTGTCTGACGTATTCAGGAACTTCACCTTGTCGATTGTGCGTGCCTTCCAGAATGTCATCTCCCAACGCTTGGCTGAGAAGATTCTTGGTCCTCAGACGACCATGGGCCGGTTAATGGGAAAATTTGTTGACACCATTACAAACGGATTGGACCAAATTCTTAGCAAGGTCATCCTGAACGAGCAGCTCCAAACTACTGCGACTGTGACAGGAGTTACCGCCCGCACAGCAGCGGAACAAGGGGCGGCGAGCACTTCACTGCTGCTGGGAGCGGGCAAGATTATCACCAAGATCATGAACTACGCTGCTGAGACCTTCGCTGGCGTGTTTGCCTTCCTGTCGAGCTTTATGGGACCTTTTGCGGCTGGCCCTGCTGCACTGGCCAGCGCGTCTGTGGCAGGGATGGCAGGATCAGTTGCCAGTTCAGCCGGAGGCGACTGGATGATCCCTCACGACCGGATGAACATCGTGCATGCCCAAGAGACTATTTTACCGGCAGACAAGTCCAAGAAGCTTGACGCTATGCTTGAAGGCGGCAGTGGTGGACGAGGCATGCCAAACATTCACATCACCGCCATGGATAGCCGCGATGTGCAACGTGCCCTGCAGAAGGGTGGGGTGCTGCACAAAGAACTTCAGCGCCTCACCCGTGGCTTTGCACAGGTAGCAGGATCATGAGCAATGTCGTATTTCCTTCACAGAGTGTAACGCCGGGACTGAGCTGGGGCGTCAAGCAGCGACCCACTTTCAACAACAAGGTGCAGCGAGCCGTGTCGGGCAAGGAACTACGCACTGCGCTAATGCAGTACCCACTGTGGGAGATTACGTTGTCCTACGACGTTCTCCGCGATGCGCAGTTCCAGGCTGGGTACAACGAGCTGGAGACCATGGTAGGATTCTTCTGTGCACGCCAAGGGGCCTTCGACAGTTTCTTGTTCAACAACCTGACTGACAACACTGCCACAAGCACGAGCATCGGTACCGGCACCGGCAACCAAACGGCCTTCCAGCTCTGCCGCACCCTCGGCGCGAACGGCTACACCTTCAATGAGCCGGTGAATAATGTCAATACAGTGACCGCCATTCAGTTCAACGGTGTTACCCAGAACGTGTCCAACTACTCTGTATCGAGCACCGGCCTGGTCACCTTCTTCTCCGCCCCTGGTGCAAATGTGCCCGTGACTTGGAACGGGACATACTACTACCGGACCAGGTTCCAAGAAGATGCCTCGGACTTCGAATCCTTCATGCGCGGTCTGTGGGAGCTGAAGCAGCTTACCTTCGTCGGCTCTGTGGTGAACAAAGTATGAAAACCGCTTCTACCGAACTCGTAGCTCTACTTGACAGCCAGCAGTTTCTGGTCGCTGACCTATTCACAATTGAGCTGCCGTACTTCTTGTCGGTCTACACAGTAGGAGGCGACTACCCGCCTGCTCCGCTGATTCAGTGGTCTGAGACCTCCGCTGCACAGAACAATGAGTGGAACAATGTAGCGTATGGCAATGGGATGTTTGTTGCTGTGGGGTGGAATTACAGTTTCAGCGGCCCTGTTTACGACAACTTCATGTACTCACTTGACGGGGAGACTTGGACAAACGGAGTTGGACCTCAGTACGATGAATACTTCGTCGGCCCAACGGTCTCACTTCCATCAGGTGTCGCCTATGGCAATGGCGTGTGGGTGGCGGTAGTTTGGAACGGGCCTGCGAATGACCTTGTTGTGAATTCACCAGATGGCATAAACTGGTACAACGTACCAAACTATCTCGGTGTCAGTCCATGGACGCCTCTGAATAACTATCCTGACTTCTACGGTTGGAGCTGCGTAGAGTTTGACAATGGCATTTTTATGGCGGGCTCTGTTGGAAAAGTTCAAAGTTCTTGGATAGGCATCATGACTTCAACAGATGGCTACCACTGGACAGGTCGTACAATTTCAACAGACTGCGAAGTCCTGGGCATTGCTTATGGGGGAGGAACCTGGGTTGCAGTCGGTCAGTGGGATGTGAATGGACCCATTATCTATTCAACGGACAACGGAGTAACCTGGTCCACGGCTACTATTGTAGCTGGGAAGCACTTAATAGATGTTGCATATGGAAATGGCATGTTCATCGCCATTTCTCAGGATGGTTCACCCGATGACATTTATGTGTCAGTAGACGGCATTTCATGGACAACGGTCTCTAGCCCTCATGACTCTGCCTGGTTGCGCATTGCCTTTGGCGGTGGAAGGTTTGTCGCCATCGCTACAGATACCCCAGCGACGAACAGCATGGCTTCCTCAGACGGCACTACCTGGACTCTGCAACCTATGACTATAGCAGACGTCTACGGAATTGCCTATGGAGAAGGTAAATTTGTAGCTGTTGGGCAGCAGCTTGAACAACAAGTGGGAGTATTACTGTGACCACTACCCTGCGCTATACCTCAGCTGATGGTAATGTCACCGTCAGCGGGAACACCTTTGTGTCTGTAGGAGCCCCTGGGCTGAAGCGTGGCCCGACCAAGCTGCAGATTGGGGTAGAAGTGGACACCCTAGAAATTACCTTTTTGGTTAACGCAGGTATCGAGATAAATGGTATGCCTCTGGCACAGTTTGCTCAGCAAGGGGGCTTTGACGGAGCGCGGATAAAGCTTGAACGTGTGTTCATGGGGACATGGGGCGACACCTCCGCAGGCAGCCTAGTTAACTTTGTAGGGCGGGTGGCAGATGTGGAGTGCACGCGGACTGAAGTCAGGTTGATAATTAACTCTGACCTAGAGCTCCTCAACATTGCCTTGCCGCGCAACATCTACCAGGCCGGGTGCATACATTCTCTGTATGACAATGGGTGCGCTCTGCAGTCTGCCGCCTTCACAGCTAATGGTGCCGTGACAAGCGGCAGCACGGTCTCATCTATCAACTGTAACCTGGCAGCCGGTGCAGCCTACTATGAGCTCGGCACGATAAGCTTCACTTCTGGCGCTAACACAGGACTTACCCGCGCAGTGAAGAGCTACACCACAGGCAACGTGGTGCCTTCTATCCCGCTGCCAGAAGCACCTGTTGCAGGGGATTTGTTTGTTATCAAGCCAGGATGCGACAAGCTCGCCGATACCTGCGACACAAAATTCGCTAACCTCGGCAACTTCCGAGGCTATCCCACCATACCTGTACCGGAGACCTCGTACTGACATGGAAGCTTGGCGCACTAATGTGCTGAAGGAAGCAGAGAGCTGGCTACGCACGCCATGGCAGCACCGCCAGCGGGTGAAAGGCGCAGGCGTGGATTGTGCACAGTTCCTGATTGGTGTCTATTCGAATGTTGGGTTGGTTCAGCCCTTCGAGACTGAGGCTTACCCACCAGACTGGATGATGCACCGTGACGAGGAACGATTCCTCATGTACATTGAAAAGTACATGAATAAAGTCGAAGTTCCCTTGCCAGGAGATGCCGTGGTGTGGTCATATGGTCGCTGCTTCTCACATGGCGGCATTGTCACAGACTGGCCTCGAATTATTCATTCTTACCGCAAGGAGCGGGGCGTAGTGCGAGGTGATTCAACCCAGGGCGAGCTAGCTGAACGCCCGGCGCTGTTTTACACACCAAAGGAGGCGTGAGCCATGGGCTTCCTGTTCCGTAAGACAGCTAACATCAGCATGACGGACAACAAGCTGTCCGGCATCAACATCCAGAATTCTTCACAAGGTCTTGCCATTCCGATGGTCTATGGCATGACTCGCACGCCGGGCAACATTATCTGGTACGGCGACTTCACCGCCATCCCACACACTGAGACCCAGAGCAGCGGTGGAGGCAAGGGCGGAGGTGGTGGAGGCTCGCAGTCTCAAACCTCTTACACCTATACTACTGGTGTGGCTATTGCTGTCAGCGAAGGCCCTGTGACAGGATTTGGCAGAGCATGGGAAGGCAAGAACATCACTACGCCTGCGGCCCTTGGTCTGACGACCTTTGCCGGTAGCTATACTCAGCTGCCGTGGACATACCTTGACACCTATCACCCTACTGAGGCGTTTGGCTATCGTGGGCAGTCCTACGCTGCCAGCGGTGCATACAACCTCGGCGGCGGAGCTTCTTTGCCGAATATCTCGTTCGAGGTTCAAGGGTTGTTATACGACTCAGGCATCTACGACACTACCACTGCTCAAGTGATGTACGATGTTTTAACAAGTGGGTACTACGGCGCAGGGTTCCCAGTAGCTCAAATCGGTGTGTGGTCTGGATGGTATAACTACTGCCGCGCTGCTGGCCTCGTAGTCTCACCAGCTTACACAACTCAGCGTCCAGCAGCTGATATTGTCACAGAGCTTGCGCTTATCAGCAACACAGCACCTGTGTGGTCCGAGGGTACGCTGAAAATGATCCCGTACGCTGATGAGGCAATAACTGGAGCTTGGTACGGGACAATAACCAACCTACCTACTCCTGTGTTTGACCCGACAACTGTGGAATGGACTATTCAGGTCAGTGCGGCAAATTACAACTGGGTGGACATTACACACGCTGCTAGCCTCTTCGTGGCTGTTGCAGCGCACGGCTCTGTCGGTCTAGGCGCTCACGCCATGACGTCTCCAGACGGTATCACCTGGACGATACGGACAACACCGACAGGCACCACTTCTGACTACTGGTACGGTGTAACCTACGGGGCAAGTGTGTTTGTGGCTGTGTCCGGGGGCAATGATGGGCTCAACGGAGTAATGACCTCTCCAGACGGCATTACCTGGACAGGTCGGACTGCTGTAGGTGCCAACCTATACAGAGCGGTGGCATTTGGCAACAGCGTGTTTGTGGCAGTTGCAAGCGGTGCTGCCGCGGGTGAGTCCGTTATGACCTCTGCAACAGGTACCTCTGGGTGGACTCTGCGCAGTACTCCCACTACAGGCGGTGATTGGGCAGACGTAGTCTACGGGGCTGGGTTGTTTGTGGCGGTGGCTGGGTCAGGAGGAAGCGGCACAGCAAATTACGAAGTAATGACTTCGCCTGACGGCATTACCTGGACTTTACGCGCTACGCCAGCGGGCAAATACTGGCAGTCAGTCACCTTCGGCAATTCTAAGTTCGTCGCCGTGGAGGCATACCCCGGAAGTGCCAGTGCGGTAATGACCTCACTTGACGGCATTACTTGGACTTTGCAAGACACGCCAGCTGGTCACTACTGGTTGTCCGTTACTTACGGAGCTGGCTTCTTCGTGGCTGTGACAGATGACGGAGCAGGTTCCATGGTGTCAGCAGATGCTGAAACGTGGGAGCTTGCCCCTGGTGCAAACTCTAACTGGTGGCAAGCCGTGGCTGTCAGCTCAGATACTTTTGCTGCGGTGGCAACCAGCGGCACTGGTGACCGCGTAATGACGGGACTGCCAGGGCTCGGTGTTTCACCCGTTACCTACACTCCTGACACCGCTATCTGCTATGTGCTGACAGATGACGACTTCCTGGCTCAACCCGGTGATGCGCCCATAAAAGTCATCCGGAAGCGGCAGGCCGATGCCTACAACTCCGTCACTGTGGAATGTCTGGACCGTGACAATGACTACAACGTCTATGTGGCTGAGGCCAAGGATCAGTGGAACATAGACTTGTACGGCCTACGCCCGATGCCTGTTGTCTCAGCACACATGATCTGCCTGATAGACGTAGGTCGTCAGGTCGCACAGACAATCTTGCAGCGTGTGCTCTACATTCGCAACAACTACGAGTTCACCCTTGGCATTCGGTTCGCACGCCTTGAGCCAATGGACCTGGTCAGCCTAACGGACACCGGCCTTGGTCTGAATGCAAAGACAGTGCGTGTAATTTCAGTAGAGGAAGACGAAGAATTCAATTTGCACGTCATTGCAGAAGACTACCTTGGAGGAGGGCTTGCTCCTGGCGTCTATAGTACGCAAGGTTCAAGTGGCTACATTGTTAATCAGGCTGTCGATCCTGGAGACTCAGTTGCACCAATCATTATTCAGCCTCCGATTGAGCTCACCTCTACTCCTCAGGTCTGGGTAGCATCGGCGGGCGGAGCGAACTGGGGCGGAGCTGAGGTGTGGGTGTCCAGTGATGCCGCCACCTATACAAAGCTCGGCACTCTGACGGCTCCAGGACGGTTTGGAGTACTGACAGCTAATCTGCCGGCTGTCGCTGATCCTGACCTCATCAGCACGCTATCTGCGAATCTCTCAGTGAGTAGCGGCACTCTGGAATCCGTGCCTCAGGATCAGGCAAATGCCTTGGCTACACTCTCCTATGTCGGGAATGGTACTGGCGAGGGTGAACTGCTGGCGTACGCCGACGCTAATCTCACGAGCTCATTCAACTACGACATGTCCTACCTACGTCGTGGGCGCTCAGGTACGGCCTCTCAAGTGCATCTTACAGGAGAGACATTCCTGCGCCTGGATGACGCTGTTGAAAAGTTCATGCTAGACACAAGCTGGATCGGTGTGACTCTCTATCTGAAGCTCCTCAGCTTCAACAAAACGGGAGGTGGGCTACAGAGCCTCGCAGATGTCACAGCGACACCTTACGCGGTGCAGCCGGTGGGAATGTCTCTACAGAACGGCGCTGTGCCTACGATTATCCCACTTGACCAGTATTATTATGTAGCGCCAAGCACTCAAGTGGCGGTACCTAATCGTCTCACCATCTACGGTCGGCTACTTAGTTACGGCCGCACTGTAATCACACCCTAAAGGAGCCGTCATGGGCGACGTTGTAATCCAGCAAGAAGCTAATCCAGGAGCACTAGGTGCGAACCTGGCGACTATCTATGTGAACCTTGCCAACCAGGTTTGTTTTGTCTTGAATGACGGCGTGGAGCGCGCGCTGACTGCTCTGAGCGGCGCAGACCTGCCTGTCACCGGCAATTTGACAGTAGGTGGAACTTCCACATTCACAGGCAATGTAAAACCGGCGGCTAATGGC